GCCTCACTCGCAACACTTGCCGCTATAGCTGCAATGCCCGCTTCCGTCTGGTTTACAATTTCTTTCATCAGGTTTGGATTAGTGAATAAATTTATCATGCCCATTCCTTAACATTGAGCTGTAAAACTTTTCCTTGACCTGCGATATCATCAGCATAAACAAGCCTGTAGTCTCCCCCACCTGAAACAGTTATCTTCATATCAGTAGCAATTTCTGATTCTGAGATATCCGAAGGATTAACAATTATACAGGCTGAAATTTGCTCTTTAAACTTTTCAGAAACATTATTTTTTGATCCAGTGGCCTTCCAATAAAGACCTTTAACAGTTTTATGCAACGTCCATGTTGGATCATTTAATACACCGTTAGTTGATGTTTGAACTAACGTGTAAAAAGAAATATCTTTAGTCTTGTTATTCTTGAGTAATTGTAATATCATATCGCTTAACGTTGTCAACTCTTTTATCTGCTGCCGCTTCTTTCGGGTGAGGCAAAGGAGATGGCACAGGATCAATACTCTGTTTCTTTTTTACAGGCTTTGTGAAATTCGCATCTTGAATCAATCCGCACGACTCTACCATGTAACCTGTACTGCCTTTTATACATTGTAGCAATTGCGGAAAAAATAAGGCTGAACAAAAACAATTGAACGCGCACAAATAAAATAAACAGGCTAAAAGTTGATATCTGTTTTTCCATTTCATTTCTTTTTTCCCTTTTTTGTTTTACCAGCTTGTGCCAGTGCTATCGCTACCGCTTGACGTTTCGATTTTCCAGATTTCATTTCTGTTTTAATATTACTTGAGACAACTTTTTCACTTTTTCCTTTTTTGAGTGGTATATTTAACCTACCTTTGCATAGGGTAATCCCAAGTCATCAATCAACACTTGAGGATAATTATATTGTGCATTTATTTCTCGCTGTGAATATGTTACCGATACAGGCCCATAACTTTCAGATTGAACGTCCTTTTTACTTACATCGTCAACCGACATACCTTGTATTCTATACCATATCATTTTAGCAATAGCCGGAAACATAGATATCCTTACAGTCGGATATACAAAAGTCCCGCTTGCGGTCGGTGTATCAGATAACGTGTAATAACCTGTTGTAGGATCATAACTGTAAAGATATGTATCAGCCGGGATTCCTGGAGCATAAACAACCTGACCAAGATCGTATTTTATAGGATACTGATTTTGGAAACTTGGCCATGAAGAATCTCCGAAATAAATTGATCTACTCCCGCTTGTAAATGTAGCGGGGGTATAGGTATGATAAGGCGCGTTTAAAATACGCCTAACGTCTGAACTTACGAAAGGGATCATATTAGTTATATTAGTATCGTATAACGTTGTTCCAGCAGGCAAGCCAAGTTGAATTTTTACATTTGCAAGTGTAATCAAATTTAACATCATTCTACCTCATACCATGACATGCTTATATTGATAGGGTTGTCATATGTAAGCAGGTTTTGTCATATATTCCGTTTAGTGTATTTTCTTTTTTCTCTTGTTTCTTCTGTTTCTATTTTTTCTGTTTCTTCTGTTTCTGTAAAATCACTTTTTTTTACAGGCAGAAAATATTTGCCCGGATTTGATTCTACCATTTTACGAGCGCCTTCTTCCGTTGTACACCATACGTCTGATTCGATACCATCAACGACTTTTATAATTTTAAACATACCTTCATTAAAATTCATTTTACTGTCTCCATTTATTTTTTATTAAAAGGGGGAAATAATATTCCCCCTTTGTTTTACATCCAATACGGTTTAATCCAACAATCGATAGGAACACCTGAAACAGTCGTTGTCTGCAATGCTATACCAATATATGAACTTGCGTCTGATGCTTCATTGGTAAGACAGTTGACATTAACGGTAGACGCAACCGCTCCAATATAAAATTCAACCACAGTAGCAAAGGGAGTAGACCCTAAGTCGCCTTCAGTAGTCCCGTCCATAGCTGCCGCAACGTATAGAGCGTCACCGTTTAGACCTGTTCCGAGTACACCGATATAAGCAGTAGAGGCGTCCGAACCATCTCTACGGGGTACAAGTCCAAAAGCGTTTGTACTTGTTGCGGTTGCAATACCTGCCGTTAAATTACCGGTTGTTATAGTCGTTATCGCTGCGTTCCCGGACGCCTCCCGGATTGTTATTGTACCGGCACATACCCCGGATAGCCTAACAGCGAGCAGAACTCCCCAGTTGGTATGAGTCGAAACTACCTGAGTCGTCCCGTTAAGTGAAAGCGTTTCTGTAACTATAACTGTAGCCGCTCCATTAAGAGTTCCTATCAGAGTCAAAGTCTGTGTAGTATCACCCGCCGCGTCCGAAATAACTTCGATACCATCATTAGCGGGTTGATTCGCAAAATTACCGCCTGCTGTTGCATCTAATAGAGATACTTGGCCTGCTTGCGCTTTACCCATATAACCACTTGCACGGGGAGCGATACGATCGCCCGCAGCTACAGGACTTCCGGCCATAGCAGGAACGAATCCCCATTCAACGTCACCTTTGGCGGCAGCCCCGATAGCGTTACGCGTAATACCCAACGTTGCTGTATTCTGTTCAGTGCCAAGTTTAATGGTCCCGGACGTGAGTTCGCATATTCTACCGGCTGCGATACCCGCGCCTGAATCCGTGAGTTGCGGAATTGTAACCTGGCCCGCGATATATGTTCGCATGTCCGGGTTTTTTATAGCGATTTTTGGATTTTTAGATTTTACAGCCATTTTAATTCTCCTTAAATTTTATCGTAGTGAAGCGAGAGATTATCCCGCTTCACGTTCGTTCCGATATTATGCAAGACCATATACAGAGCCGTGATACGACTCATGCCCGAAATCTACACCTATAAAACCTTCGATGTATCCGTTAAGTGCCGACCCCCCATCGATATATTCACGCATAAGAACATCCTGGCCAAGATCAGGCATAAGAACCGGCTGAATATATGCGAGGTCTACAATCAATAGAGTATTAGCGGGTGCGGCATTGGTCCAGATCAGAGATACAGGTCCATAGGTTGTAAAAATCTGCCTGAGTTCTATTCCACCGACATTTCGGTCCTGTGGCGCAAATCCGTACAACGTACCCAGAGCGTCAATATATTCGGGAAGTGCTACAATGGCAAGATTTTCAAAAGGTGCGCCGTTACCTGCCATAGTATTAAGCAGATCTGAAATCATCCCCGAATCAAGAGCGGCTGAACTAGCATTTACTTTGTTAGTCTGTATGCCAACTGTTGAATCAGTAAGACCGCCGGCGGCAACGTTGGTTGAAACAGCAGAGCGCGCCACATAAGTTCCCTGCAAACAAATAAACTCCCAGTCAGCATTGAACTGTGCCATAGCGTTAGTTGAAGCCCTGTCAAATTCTGATGTGGTGGGCAGATTATCAGAATAAAAAGTTGTCGATGCAACTTGACGTGATGCCGATTCTCTTAGATTTGAAACTCCAAATTCTTTTTTAAGAACCTGAAGAACATTCGGATATTGAGTTTTTGCGTAAAACTTTTTAGTACCTGCTGACATTGAAGTCTGTTCTGAAATTGCATTTTGAGCAGGGGTGTCAAGAGAATACCCCGCTGACATATCGAACGCCTGGCTATTGATACGCCTTGCACCATTGAGACCACCTATCGCAGCAAGAAACCTACCAGTATTTCTTGCCGCGCCTATCTGCATCACTATACCCGATACGTTTGTATCGTTATACGATTGAGCAGTTGCCGATGTAGAAGCCATTTTTTATACCTCTTATTGTATTAAATTTATCCCGTCCTTTTGAGCTTGACGGACAAGTGCAATCATTTCAGCATGTTTCCTTTCAGCTTTTGCCTTGTTATACTGTTCCTGTATCCCGGTCGGTGCGGTAACCGTTCCACCTATCGGAGCCGCACCGCCTAACTTTTCTTTAACTGTTTTTTCAACTCTCTGTACTACAATTTTTTCAACAAAATCATTAAAGGCCTTTACGTCTGAGAGTATTTCCTCTTCGGTTTCACCCTTGATTCTATTGGCAAAATCGGGAGGTATATTATTTTCAAAGAGAACTTTATCAACTACCCTTGAACGGGAGAGGTTTTTAATCTCGTTATCAAGCTGTTCTTTCTCTTTTCTTTTGATTTCAAGTTCAGCTTCAGCCCGTTCTTTTTCAGAAAGTTTTTCAAGTTCTTTTGTCTGAATAGTTTTTTCGTATTCCGTATTTTTTCGATTCAGACCTGCAATTTCTTTTTTACTTGTTTCAAGTTCCTGAAGTGCCTTTTCGTGATCGGCCTTCATTTTCAGAAATTGGTCATTGAGTTCTTTTAGCGTTGGTTCAGCTGTGGCTGCCCCTGCTGGTTGTGGGTCCGTTACCTGCGATTGTATCGCCTGTCCCGGGTTAGTAGTATCTGCCATTACATTCACCTTTTTTTAATTTTGTCAACTATTTTTTTCAGGGAACAAAAGCTCCCCATATTTGTTGCGTTTTAATCCCTGTTCCTTGGCCCATTGATTAAAATTTTTATAACTGAAGGTCTCGTTCTTCCCGTAATCCGGATTTTTTTCTCCATTCGGTAATTTTTTTATAGGATTCCGTCCTGTTCTGAGTTCTGGTTCCGCATCCCCGACTAAATCAATGACTCTTTCCCGATCGTTTATATCGTATGACGGCGTGCCTGTATTCCCCGGATACATTGACGTTCGACCATTCGGATATTTAAACGGCTCATCAACTCCTACTGTCTGGCCGTCCATCCTGGCTGACTGAGAACGTGTTGCATTATCAAGTACTGCAATAAGTTTACGCTTAACATCAACCCCTACACTATCAAGATATTTAGAAGATGCATAATGCCCGGCTGACATTGTTCTGTGACTCTCTGTCCTGATAATACGCATTGCGTTAGCCTTCGCACCTGTGGCCGTTATCACTCCGTCTTTTTTTAATTGTTTGCCAATGATTGCTTTTATATCTGCTATTGATTTTACATAAGATTTTCCCTGCAAAAGACCTTGTGTAATACTATTCTGTATTGATTGCAATTCCTTGTTCATGTTTTTAGTTAAAAATTGAGTGACTGTTCCGGACTGCGCTTTATATAATGACGGATCTCCGTATATATCTCGTATGCGTTTTGTTATGCGTTTCCAGTTGTCTTGCGTACCGTAAACAGTATACTCCGCTAATTCATAAGGCAATATACCGACTGGGAAACTTGACATCCATGAAGCAGCATATACCGCACGATAAAAATTATTTGAGAATCCTACAAACATTATATTTTCAGTTATAAGACCAGCCTGCTTAGAATACGCTGTATATGATTTTTTAACCTCTTCTTGCAAATTAGCAAGCCTATTAAATTTCATCATCTCATTGTAGTAATCTTCAGGCTTAACACCTGACAA